GGTATCGAGTAACAACTACGGCTACTGCGACAGCTTCAGCTTCAGGAGTCTTGAATATACGTCTAGCCTTGGCTGGCACTACGCTTTACCAAGGCGATGGCAACGGCACCATCCTTGTCTGGGGCGCCCAGTTAGAAGCCGGGGCCTTCCCCACCAGCTACATCCCCACCACCACTGCCACAGTCACCCGCAGTGCTGACGTGGCCAGTATTACGGGGGCTAACTTTGGGACGACTAGGACGAATCTGCTGCTGCGGAGTGAGGAGTTTGATAATGCAAGCTGGACAAAACAGTCTTCCGTTTCTGTTTCAGCAAACGCAGTAACTGCACCAAACGGAACGCTTACCGCAGATACAGTAACTGCCGATTCTGGCCTTGGTGTTTTTCAGAACATCACTTCTGTAATCGGACTAAACTATGTCAACTCGGTTTATGTAAAAGCTGGTACCGCAACTTCGCTGTTGTTAAGGGATGATACTGGTGCTGGAAGACACATTCAGTTCAACCCATCAACAGGTCAAATAACGGCAACCGCTGGCACGCTTGTAGGCTTTGGAAGCCAGGCAGTAGGAAACGACTGGTTTCGTGTATGGATGATTTATGCAGCCGATAGCACAACTGCTCGTGGAATTATTCGACCAGGCTCGTCTGGCAGTGCTCAGACTTTTACCGTTTGGGGAGCCCAACTAGAAACCGGAACCACCGCAACAGCCTACATCCCAACGACCACTGCTGCTGTAAGTGTGTTTGAAAGCAGCTGGTATCGGCAGGATGAGGGGACGGTGTTTGCGGAGGCCAAATTAATTAGTGCTTCTGCTCGCAATGGAGCAGTCTTTGACATTAGCGATGGCACTTCAAACAATAGAAATGTTTACCGTGCAATAACAACCGGCAATGACGAACGAAATACAATTAGAAGCAACAGTGTTACCGTTGCATCACTTTCGACTGGAACAACTCCCGACTTAAGCGCAAGAAAAGTTGCTTCTGCGTATAAATTAAACGATTTTGCTTACACGTTAAACGGCGTTTCTCCGCTATCTAGCACTTCTGGGGCAGTGCCCGTGAGCGTAAATCAAATTGCAATAGGCGCTGCGTCTGGTCCATCGGAGTACCTGTCTGGCACCATCAAGCGCTTCACCTACTGGCCTACCCGCCTTCCCAACACCACCCTCCAGCAGATCACGCAATGACACACTTCATACGCTTCCCGGACGCTGAAACCGGCATGAAAGCCTTGGATGATGCAGGGCTACTGGATGGTGACCTGCAGTTCATCACCGCTTCTCACGACCACGCCCTTGATGTGATCGGCACCATTACGACCGGCGGTGAATACGACGCCGAGACTGGTGATGTCATCACTGAGCCTGTCACCCTTGATGGCTGGCACGTCAACTACCTGGGCGATGTACCTGAGGAGTGGCTGCAGTATGCGGTGGCTCCTGAAAATCCAGTAAGAACTTTCCTTTAATAACTATGGTACTGCTGCCTGTAAAGCAGTATTACCCACAAACTGACAGTGCAACAGGTCACGGAGATCGGATGTGCTTTAGCTCAACATGTGCTATGGCAATCAAGTATCTCCGTCCTGATGCTCTGCGTGGTAGTAATGCTGATGATGATTACCTCCGTACTGTGTTGAAGTACGGCGATACCACTTCCTCCACAAGTCAAGTCAAAGCCTGTCAGCAGTACGGTGTGTTTGCAACCTTCTACACCAAGGGAACACGCCAAACACTGCTCAATGAACTAAAGGCAGGCTACCCAGTTGCTACTGGCATCCTTCATAAAGGACATGTCTCTAAACCCGTTGGTGGTGGCCATTGGATGCTGCTCATCGGTGATGAGGGAGACAAGGGTGTCTTCCATGATCCCTACGGTGAGATGGATAACGTCAACGGTGGCTATGTCACCATTGGTCGTGGTGGTATGAACGTTAAATACTCCTGGAAGAACTGGTTCCCACGTTGGGAAGTAGAAGGTAAAGGAACCGGTTGGTTTATGACCTTCCGCCCTATGCAACAGACACAACCCAATACTGCTGCTGTTGAGAACAACTGGAAGGGAGTTAAAGCTGCTGCCAAAACGGCTGGAGCTAAGTTCCCTGAAGTAGTCGCTGCTCAGTGGGCTCTTGAATCAGGTTATGGTAAACATACCTCTGGTAAAAATAACTATTTTGGGTTGAAAGGTGAAGGCTCCGATCGTGAAACCAAAGAGTTTATTAACGGCCAATGGGTCACCATTAAGGCTGGCTTTATTGACTTTCCAGACCTACAGACCTGTGTTACTTATTTAGTCGATAGGTGGTACAGAGACTACCAACGTTATAAAGGTGTCAATCGTGCAAATTCTCCTGAAGAATGTGCTCGCCTTCTGGTACGTGAGGGGTACGCAACTGACCCTCAATATGCTGAAAAACTAATTAAACTACTTCAGGAGAATGATTGAAGCCGCTGTATCTGCTGCCATTGCTGCAATAACTGCAATGGTGGCCCTTACCACACGACTCAACAATAAGATCGTGGAAGTTGATTCACGTATCGATAAAGTAGAACTACGTGTTGCTGAGAACTACGTTCAAAAACAAGAGCTATCAACTGCTCTTCAAAAGATGGAGGATCACATGATCCGCATTGAAAACAAACTAGATCAAATAGCTCTTAGAAATGGCTAAGACTAAAGCCACAGAAGACATGTTCAATGAGTTGCACAACGCTGTAACTCAAGAACTTCTTAATCGAATTAACTCAGGTGAAGCCAGTACTGCTGATCTTAAAGCTGCCTGTGATTGGCTCGCTAAAAATGACATTAGTGGTGTTGCTTATGAAGGCAACCCTCTTGATAAGCTGGCCACCATACTTCCTAAGGTAGACCCTGAACTTATACAGAAGAGGCTGTATGGCAAGTCGCACGTCTAAATTTTACAAGGACAATCCAGAAGCTAGAGCCAAACGTCTGAAGTACCAAAAGAAGTACAACAAACAAAGTATGCAAATACAAAAGCGAGTTGAACTTAATAAAATCAACAGGCAGAAAGGTACTTACGGTAATGGTGATGGAATGGATGTTTCCCACACCAAAGATGGCTCTACCGTTATGGAAGCCCAATCTAAAAATCGAGCCCGGAATCGGGGCAAAAAATAAGACGATATGACTCCCTTACTACCGAGTCCTGATCACTATCTCCACAACCTTATAACGATGACAAGTCCTGAAGCTAAGCGTCTTTGGAGACGCGCTATTAAGGAACACTTTAATTGTCAATGTGTCTACTGCGGAGAAACTTATGAATTACACGAACTTACTCTTGATCATGTTAAACCAAAATGCTATGGAGGAGAAGACCTCACCTCAAACCTTGTACCTAGCTGCTGGCAGTGTAATCAGAACAAAGGTAGTAACAACTGGCTTCAATGGATGAGAGATACCTTTGGTATCACCCCAAGGGAGCAACTTATTCTTTCACACATTAAATGAACATGGCACGACGCTCACTTAAAGAAGATTTGGAAGACATTCGTGGAATGATTGCTCGTTCTAAGGATCGTCAAGAACCTAAGCTAGTTGAACCTAAAACTAAAGTAGATGGTTCTAAATATCAGGGAGCCCCTATTTCAAAAGCTAACCTTCAAGGGTATAAGGATGCTCAACAGCAACCTAAGCAGCAAGAACAAGTTGCACCTAAGCCTCCTCGTAGTCGTCCTGGTCCTGGTAGGGAAGGTATGATGGCTAAGGCAGAAGAGGAGCGTAAGCGTCGTATGCGTGGTCAGTCGGCTGTCATTGGGAGCTAGTTATGGCCCCACGTAAGATGCCTGTACGTAGGCAGCAAACACGTGAAATTAGTAAAGTGCTCAGTGAAGGTACATACACTACAACTGATCCGCAAGGTCAGATTAATGTTATGCGCCAATACCAAGCAGCTAATTTAATTCCTAAACAGTTTGAGGCGCCTAATCAAGTATCTGATGCTGTTTCAGCAGAGATGAAGTCCGGTTTAACTAAAGAGCAAGCCCTAAAGAAGTTAAACATAACTTTACCGAGATCTTTCTTTGATAATAAAGGAAAGCTCATCGGAAGAAAATTTAGGGACGCTCAAAGCCCAGCACTTATCGAAGCTTGGAATAAAGCTACTGGTGGACTTCCTGCTGAAGCTTTAGGTAAACTTGAAGGGGCTGAGTGGAGCAATCAACAAAAAGTTTTACAAGAAGTTGGCCGTAGACTTGGAATGAAGCTTGATCTTGGTCACTTTGAAACATCGGCTTCTGGTGCTCCTGGAAACATAGCAGCCGCAGGTGGCGAGTACAATTTAGCCAATCAAGCCGCCGGTCGTAGTTTAGAGAATCCATTTAGACCACAGACACAAGCAGAAGTTGCCGACATTGGCATGGCGACTAATAAGGTGCAGGGTTTAAGTGAAGCATTTTTACTTACCGAGGATCTTCCAACAAGAGGAGGGTTAACTGGAAGCCCCCTTAATCCTTATATTTCTGTTTTACTTGGAACAACTTTAAGCGGGCAAAAGTCGCGTCTGCTGCCTCAAAAAAATTTAGAAATGCTTAATTACACCTTTGATCAGCTAGAAAAACAAGGTGCTAATCCAGTAGCTATGTATGACTATATACGTGAGCGTGCTGGGAAAGGTATCGACATCAATGAGATGGCTAGGGCTGGTCAAGAGCAATATGATATTTCTAAATTTGCTCCAAAAGTGGAAGCGCCCAATGCTGGTCCAGTTAGAGTTGTGCAAACTGCAACCCCCAAAGGCCCTACTGTAACAACAAAAGGTGTTCCAAAAGGTTTGACATCAGAGCCTCAAGTTGTGTTGACTAGAAGTCAAACTCTAGGGCAAATGGCAGCTAAAATTGCAAATAGAGAACCAGTAGCTCCTGTACAGGCTAAGGTCGTTGTTCCGACAACATCAGCCGCTAAACCAGCAGTCAAACCCGCAGCAAAACCAGCGGCTAAACCTAAGCCAAAAGTTCGTACTACTCCAGCTGTTGTAACTCAAAAAACTCGTACTAAACCAGCAAATGCTAGTATGCAAATTAAGGCAATGCAACGAGCTGTTCCTGATGTTATTAATATTCAACCTGGAATGAGTCTGCCATCTAGTTCACTTATTCAAGGTATCTAATGGACAAAAAGAAACCGCCCGATAAGAACTTTATTAAACAAGTACTAGACAACCTAAAGATCGGGTACACTGATGGTAAAAATCCTATTGCTCGTGCTATGACTGGCCATGGGTTTATGCCGTCTAAAAACGCTGCTCTTAACTTTGGGGCACTGATGAATATGCCGTATGACCCTGAGATGCGTATTCGTCCCAAGGATCCACAACAACAGCTAAGAGCAAACAATGCACGTATTGGTCAGATTGAACGAATCCATAACGTCTACATCAAACCACGAGTAAAGCTCGCTGATTGACGCCTGTATGCCCCTACAACACCCTTGTGGGGGCTTTCCCATACATTCTACCACCAATGCCCCAAATACTTGTCACAGGCCCTCAGAGAAGCGGTACAACGATTGCTGCTCGTATCATAGCTCATGACCTAGACATTGAGTACATCGATGAGTCTGATGTTCAGTTTAACAACATACCAGAACATTGTGTTATCCAAGCGCCTTTTGCTTTGAAGTGTTTGGTTGAGTTATCTTTTATTCAACCTGACCTTAATTTTGCATTTATGGTTAGAGATCCACAAGATATAAAGAAAAGTATGGAACGTATTGAGTGGTATAAGGACGTAATCAATGATCCATTGTTTTACGACAAATACTTAGCTCATTGCCAACATCTTTGGCTATCTTGTAAGGTATTGATTCCAGAAGAACGGTTAACAGAGTTAAGCTACAATTCTTTAAGGGATCACCCTTTGTTTATTGAAGATCGTTCTGATTTTACTGTAAGGCAGTGGCAATTAGATAATCCTATAGGACCTAAAACTTGGAGACATGACAGACACCTTAACCGCCCTTAAAGATGATTTCAAGTTATTCCTGCAAGCATTGTGGGGACAGCTAGACTTACCCTCTCCAACTCGTGCTCAATACGCCATCGCTGATTACCTACAGCATGGTCCTAAACGACTACAGATCCAAGCTTTCCGAGGAGTCGGTAAATCGTGGATTACTGGAGCGTTTGTGTTGTGGACACTTTTTAATGACCCAGAGAAGAAGATCATGATTATTTCAGCTTCTAAGGAGCGAGCTGATAACATGTCTATCTTTCTTCAGAAGCTAATTATTGAGACACCGTGGTTGGCTCACCTTAGACCTAAAAGTGATGATAGCCGTTGGAGTCGTATTAGCTTTGATGTTAACTGTAGCCCTCACCAAGCACCATCCGTAAAGAGTGTTGGTATTACTGGACAGCTTACTGGTAGTCGTGCAGATTTGATGATTCTTGACGACATTGAAGTTCCTGGTAACAGTATGACTGAGATGATGCGAGAGAAGCTATTGCAACTGTGTACTGAGGCTGAGTCTATTCTTACACCAAAGAAAGACAGCCGTATTATGTACCTTGGTACACCACAGACTACTTTCACCATTTACCGTAAGTTAGCTGAGCGTAACTACCGTCCATTTGTTTGGCCAGCACGTTACCCACGTAAAGACAAACTATCTCAATATGAAAACCTGTTGTCTCCACAAATTGTGGAAGACATTGAGATGGGTGTTGAGGAATGGACACCAACAGACCCTGATCGCTTTACTAGCGATGATTTGCTGGAACGTGAAGCAGCTATGGGTCGTAGTAACTTCATGCTTCAGTTTCAATTAGACACAACACTGAGTGATGCAGAGAAGTTCCCACTTAAATTCAGTGACCTTATCATTACCTCTGTTAACCCGACTCAAGCGCCGGATTCTGTTGTGTGGTGCAGTGACCCTCGTAATTGTCTCAAGGATCTGCCTACGGTTGGCCTACCGGGTGATTATTTTTACTCC